GCCTGAAGCGTGTCCAACACCCTTACCTAGAACCACCCTAGTAGTAACGGCACCAGTTGTGCTGCTCTTATCAACGGATTGGAATCCGTTTTCCGACCGTACTGGTCCTGAAAAAGTTGTGTTAGCCATGATTTCTCCTGTCTTGGCTAGTGTCTATCAATCTCTTGATAGTCAGGAAAAAGAAAAAGGGTGGGAACAATCCAAACATAGAACCGTCCCCACCCCCTTACTTACTACGCTCCGGGTGAACCCCAGATCCCTAATGGATCTGAGACACCAAAGCTGTACCGCTCGCGAGACTTATAACGAACGTTTCCGGTATCAAAGTCACCGTCCATGCTCGTCTCAAGTGCAACACGATTAAAGTGCTTCAGACCATTCGGAATGTCAGTCATTAGGAACCACGCATCCGTATCAGTCAGATAGTGATTCACAACTGTTCCACCAGGAACAACACCCATCGAACGCACAGCGTTGATATCGTTGTCCGCAGTTCCGGGGCGAAGCTCAGATTTCATTACCCTTTGCGCTACAAATTGTAGATCGGGCGGGATAACGAGCGACTGGGGACGAGCAGCGATCATCAGACCACGCTCATCTGTCCATTTGCCAATCTGAATAACGGCAGCCTCAAGAGAAGTCTCATTGAGGTCAACAGCAGTAGCTGGACGGTTAGAGTTCTTACCACCCGAAACGAGTGGGTGACCGTCACCACCAGTTACGCCATCACCTGATGCCGTGAACAAGTTTACACCATCGCCGCTCTGATAAGCGTTGGTAAATCCATTGTTCAAAGGAACAACAGCTTTAACCTGCTTGGTGTGGGCCATGGCGCGAGCCAAAGCCTTGGTATAACGAGCCGACAGGGAATCATAGAGATTATCTTCCATGGCTTCTTCCGTAATGGCAAAGCCCATGGCGATTGTCTCATGATTGTAGCGAGCGGTGAAGCTCTCCTGTGCAGCGTCATACGAAATCGCTGATCCCTCGTCCTTGACGGGGGCAGCGTCGAAGCCCGAAAGCTTCACTTCTTCTTCAAAAGATCTGCTGGAACTTTCCGTCTCATAGATGTCGGTATGCTCGTCATCGTACCGTGCATACTCCAATCCGAAGAGAGCGTTAAGCCCCGGAAGCAATTCCTTGAGAAGTTGTGCCCGTGAAATAGCCATTAGTCAGTCTCCTATACGCCAGTGGCGTTCAAGTAGGAATGATTAGAAGCTGACCCGCTAGAAGCAGCGTTGAACTTCACGATAACATCTGGATATGTATCACTGGCCGTTGTCCCTTTCGGGGGTAGGCTGTGAGGCCCCTCAACGAAATCAATGATACGAAGAGGCAACGTGTTCGTTGTAGCTGGCGTACTACCATCAAGCGCACTCTTGGAGTGGCCGAGAGTAGTGCTGCCTGCTGTAACGACTATGGACGCATTCAATCCGCGATCCGTAGTATTCAGTGCCTCATCAGACTGCATTTGAAACACGACGAAGGGATCATCCAATACATAAGCCATTGCATCAGTCGCCGCATTGGATGCGGGCCAAAACTGTGAAAATGTCTTTTGATTGGTAGTGGGGTCTGTATAAGAACAGCCCATGAAGATCCCGACCGCAGTCGTGGCAGTAGTACCAGTATCCTTCGCTATAGTACCATCTGACGCGACTTTACAAAAATCACCGTAAGAAATTTGGGTGCCATACGTCGTAATGATCGGCAGGTGTCTCACCTTCCCGGTAAACGAACCGGAACAACTGAGAGAGCCAATCGGTCTAGCCCCATACGGTGTTGCTGTTGTAGCCATAAATAACCTCTAAGTGTCAGTCACGTAGCATCTAGCGACTTCTGCCAAATGCTACGCGGGTTTTACGATCAGGTGCGAGAACAGGCATCCGAGGATCGTTCTCACGCATGTAAGCATTATCAACGGCCTGCATCTGAGACTCGGCGTGTTTGGCGTAATATTCTCGCCTTTTCGCCACTGTTTCTTCCGCTGCCTTGCAGAGCAAGAGGCCGCCAACTTCGATTCCACCCTTTTGCGCCCAATCCGAATTATGATCGCTCATAATTTGTAATTCGGGGTGATCCTCAAAACGAACTGGCTCCCATCCTTCACGAAAACGCTTTGACACGTTCGTATTATCTGGATGGCCTACCATAGAGGTTCTTATCCACCGAAAAACATATCCATCTTGCGGTTCTGGGTCTGGAAGGATGGATGCAGGCTCCCAAGGTTGATCACGATCCTCGTTTTCACGAGTATCCACACTCCTGGGCTCCCTTGAAACACGTTCGTCAGCCATTAGGCATTCTCCTTCAATAGCTGTTGTTTACTCATAGCGTATTGCTGGGGTGTTATCCCCAAACGTTTTGAAAGCGACACTTCTGTCGAGGTCAATACCATCTTGCGCGGCATCGCGCCATTATTTCTAGCTGCTGGCGCAACCACGGGGCTCGCCTTACGGCGAGAAGCAGTTTCAACGACAATAGACCCATCCGAGGCTCTTCTGCCGCCGCCACTGAAGTACGCAGGAAAAAC